ATGAACTACCAATGCTTACATCTTTATCAGACCATAGTTTAATACTTTTATCAGAATAATTATAAAATCCTGCACTTTCATTAAATCTCAAATACCCCCACACATAAGTGTTTGCACCTACGTGTAAGCCTTGTTTTTCTTTTCGGTTATTTGCGTAATATATGAGTTTTACATAATAGTTACTTCCGGGTGAATCCTGATAACCCCACCCCATATAGTCAGCACCGTTCTGTAAGTCGAACATCAGACCTCTGAAAGTTGAATCACCTGACCAACCGTTAGTACCGATTTTACCGATGGTTGCACCTTTATAGTAGTACCATGCACCTGTTGAGGTCATTGACATTAACAGTGTGTTACTGTTTTGTGTCGTACTCTCATAAATACGCATTTCACCATATTCAAATTGAATATATTTACTGATACTATTCCATGCAATTTTAACTGCATAAGAATTTTGCTGAATCTTGGTTGACAACTCTGAACTGTTCAGCTTCTTCTTAACTTCTGATTCAATCGAATCGGTCTTGACTTTAATCTGTGCTGACGTTGAATAATTTTTTAGTTTACCATCAACATACTGTTCAGCTGTTTCTTTGGCAGACAACAGTATAGAATCTTTAGTGTTTTTGATACTTGTTTCAACTTCACTTTTTGTATAGTACTTTTTCAACTCACCGTCAGTGTAATCTTCTGCATCTGATCTTGCTGATTCTTCTGCATCTGCTATTTCTTTTATAACCTGATTCCTGTAAGTAATATCAAGTTTTTCAGCAGATACCGAACCACCAACCAACCGTTCACCGACAATCTGACCATCCATTGTGATGGCGGTCTTATATGTTCCGTTGTACCCTGTACCTGAATAACCAAGACCGTTCAGATTCCACCGCCAAACCTTCCGGGCAGTATTCACATCGTTAGTGTCCATGATTAACTGTTCGTTGGCTGTAGTAACCACATGACCATGTGTTGCTGCTGTAATCAGTGCTGTTGCCTGATCAACCGCCTGTTTTACTATAGCAGACGGTACAGGTATTGTTTCAACTGCCTTTGATGCAGTATTTGAAATTTCCTGTAATCTTGTGGTAAGCCTTTTATCTATCACTGTACCAAGTGTGAATTTACTACTTGATAGATTGTTAAGCTGTATTGACATTTTCGACAATGGGAAATACCGATCAAGTCCATGCAGTGAAGAATGTGCCTTAATTTTATCACCAAGTTTAAACTGTTCTACATCTGCATCAGTCCAATGCATATCAACAGCGTTTACTTCCAGTGTCATACTATCCCACTGATAATCAGCAATGTACTTATTTGCCTTATATAACAACATTTTTGGTGTTGTAACTTCATCCCAAGTAATAGTTTTGGTTATATAACCAAATTTCTTCACAGCGTCCAAATTCACAAGTGAATCAGACCCATTATTTACACTTTCAATAGTCAACCGCTGTTCAAGTGCAGATATTGGACTTTCTTCCAGTTTTGCACCAAGTGGAATAAATACCGTTGCAATATCTGACACATCTGTATTTCTGCTGAAATCAAGCAGATTTTCACCAAACTCAATACTTTGTGTACTTACATTGTCATAATCACTTATATAGTCCAAATAAGCTGTTCCATTGACATTCCTTACACGTAAATAACCACCAAGATCGTCAACCAAATCTTCCTTGATTTCTTTCATGGTACTGTTGTAATTCGTGTACCTGTACAATGAATCATTATTATCTGTTACCGTAACAATACCAACCTTGAACTGTCTATCTTTTTTTACTTGCTTATTATGTGATGCAATCAGTGATTCTAAATAACCCCTGACGGTCATATCATGATATTCAGCAGGTCTTTGTATGCTATCATTCAGATATGCAAGCTGACCTTCACAAGTAAAATATTTACGATTATAAAAATCTATCTTACATTCTGTAATTCTGCCATTAAACACTTCTTCATCATCCTGAAATACCTGAATGCATGACAGCATTTTTTGCGGTAATTCATATTGTGGGTGCTGTGGTGGCATCTTAAAGCTAAAAGACCCTGCTTTGTTGACCTCTAAATCAAGTTTAGGGTCAATCAAAACAAGGTTTTCATCACGTAAATCATAAATAGGCAGTCCATCACATAATACTCTATACATTACAATGAACCCCCTCTATAACTGATCTTGACTGTACCGTTTCCGGTAAATGTCACATAGTTATCACCTTCCTGTAAACGAATGTCATAAACTGTTGTTTCCCCAACAGGTAAACTATAAGTGTTACCTTCATGTGTCACCTTCATAGCTGTTGAACAGGTAAATGTTGGTGATACAATCTTGACACGATTGATCAGATTTACTTTTTTACTTCCGCTTACTTTCACTTCATTCACATGGATGATGCCATTTACAAAACTAAAAACGTCCCACAACCACGGTTCACTTGCTGAATTTGTTTCAATCTTATACGGTTCAACATTACAATCAACTGTGATAATGGCAAGTGTACGATCTGTTTTGAATTTATTGATTGTACACCGTCCCCAGTAATAAAAAGTTTTATCAGCGTCCATAACTATACGCATCTTCTTACCATGCAGATAGTTGGAAAGATTGGAAAGTGTTGCAGTCCAATCTCTTGCACCATTTAACAGGGAAAAAGTAAATGATAACTTTCTGTTTTCAAACTTCACATCATCACCTAATGCATCGGTCAGGTCAAGGTCACCATTGCGACCGATCACACTGACTGATTCTGTTTTAGGTGTAGGCAATCCAATTTCTTTTGAAGAAAGGATAAGCCCAAAATCTTCATAACTGTGTTTAATTCCAAAAGTCACACCTTGAATCATGGGCTTTTACCGTCCTTCCTTATCAAAAATTCTAACCAGTTCTTCATTCATTGCCGGGGCAAGTTCACCTGCAAGCACTCCTGTATCTGTTACCAGTTTCAGGTTCGCAAGCTGTGGAATGAAAGGCATATAACTTTCAAGGATTGTAAGAATCCGGTCAAGTTTTTCCAGTAATGAAGCGTTTTCCTCATTAACCGCTACCCTGATCATATCCATAAGGCTTTGTGTTCCGACAACCGTTTCACTTCCGGCTTCACCACCTGCCAAGAACTGATTTGACTTAGCATTGTAACCGAAAATAGTCGGCTGATTCATGATCATACCATCGTCCATAGCTTTCTTATACCAACTGATTCCAAACGATGGAACACTTGGTGGTGTCAAGCTGAAAGAACCGCTGATTGAAATATGTGGTAATTTCAAATGTGGCAATGACCACGAAAAATTGAAGAAACTTTTAATTCTGTTTATAGCGTTACTTACAATGTTCTTTGCACCTTCAAAGATGCTGCTGAACTTTCCCTTAATTGCACCAAGTACATTTGATACTATGGATTTTGCAGTATTCAGACCACTTGAAATAGTGGACTTCACACCGTTGATCACATTAGATACCGTTGACTTGATACTGTTCCAAACATTTGTAAAGGTTGATTTAATGCTGTTCAGTATACTTGAAATAGTAGACTTAATTGCATTGAATACACTGCTGATTACTGACTTGATCGAATTGATTACATTGGTTACAGTCGTTTTGATTGCATTCCAAATATTTGTAATCGTAGTCTGAATTGCGTTCAGCACTGTAGAAATGGTTGATTTTATCGCATTCCATACAGTTGTGAATGTATTCTTGATACCTTCCAGTATTGGCTTAAGGAATGAAACAATGGCATTCCATACGGTTGTAATAACCGTCTGAATGTTGTTGATTGCGGTTGATATCGCTGTTTTTATAGCTTCCCAAATCGTTGTAAAGGTGTTTTTAATACCTTCCAAAATTGGGGTCAGGAATCCAACAATAGCATTCCAAATATTGCTGATGGTGGTTGATATTGCATCAAGGGCTGTTGATACAGCGTTCTTGATAAACTCCCAAGCTGCAATGATATATTCCTTGCAGTTTTCCCATATAAACATCCAAGGCATTGTGATGATCTGAAATGCAGCACTGATGATTTCACCAGTAAACATTATGGCAACTTGCACCGCATTCTTGATTGTTTCCCACACTGCACTTACAGTATCAGCTATTGCAGTAAACACATTGGTTACTGTTTCTTTTATGGCATCTATCTTTTCAGATATTGCTGTTTTGATGTTCTCCCAAGCCTGTTTGATTGAATCAACTAAACCTGTGAAGAATCCTTTGATTGCTTCAATGGCGGTAC